CTTAGCTAGAAATTTGAGTTTATCATCATCCCGGTTGAGAGGATAATCATCAATGATGATTCCTTTAGTCTTATGTTTACCAAAATCTAAATTTTTTTGGTGTTCTAGAGTTCTAACAAGATACTCAAGTCTGTTAGATGAAAATATTACTTTAATAATAAACATTTTATCTTTCAGTATTTAAAAAGAATACCTGAAATAATCTCCCATCAGCATTAGAAGTTCCAAAATAGTCCAAGGAAGCGTGATAAAGATCTGCTCTATACATGATTAAACGATTGTACTTGTTAGCAAACCGATCCACTAGATCCCACTCTGTATAATCATGTCCATTCTTATCGTTTTCCCCTCCATACTGATCAGTTTTTTTATGTTTAAATAATCCTGTTCCACCAGATAACGGAGCATTAGGAGTTAGATATAAAACTCCTGCCCAAGTATTGAAAGTATCTGCGTGTATCCAAGTACGATCAAAACAAGTGGTTAACTGAAATGCTCCTGAATAACTATCATCATTCCAATTGGTAACTTTTCCTGCTAAAGGCTCTATTGCTAATTGTATAAGTTCTTTAACATCAGGTGTTAAAAAACTCTTTGTTCTGGATCCAGGATAATTACCCTTTACACTAAATTCTTGAGATAATGCAAAATGTCTTACATTATCTGGATTTGAATAAAAATTATCAATAACTAAAGATTCAAGTCTCATAAAACACCTAAATAATTGTGGAGGATTTATGTGGACTAAGCGAAACTATATGCTACGCCCAATCGCACACTGCTGAAGAGGTAGATGTACCTAGCCATTCTCAGTTTGAGAATGGCCCAAATCTTCAGTTTGTTGAGAACATTTGCTACACCCTTCTGTTTTTTCAGGGGTTGCAATTCTATTTATCATATTAAGAATTGTTAATATGATACTTGTTGTTGCTGTAGCTAGAATACCATCTAACAATATAATACTTGTAACACTATATGCTGTGTAAAGGCTAGAGATAATCATACCAAGCCAGAACGATGTACAAATCTGGCAAGTCATTAATAGCCACCCCCACTTAGCAAAGAAATTGGTATAGAATCGTTTTGCTAAAAAGTTTCTAATTGGTTCAAAGATGGTTGAATTAGCAAGTAGGGAACTTGCTCCAAATGTCAATAATGCTGAAATTAACCAATAAAAATAAGTGATTTCCATAAATTATTCCTCTTTTAATATTATAGGCAGATTGTTATTTTCTATAAATGCCTGTCTATTTTTATGCCAAGAATCTCTGCCGACTAATTCACCACTAGAATGGTGAATCATTGTAATTGGCACTGCTCTATTTACCATTTCATGCTTAAGTGCTGAAGTAGTGTAGTGAATATCATAAAAATCCCACTCTCCTTCAAATATCTTAGGCTTATCTAATCCTATTTTCTTAATATTTCCTGCCTTTGCAGCTAAAAATAACCCATCTAATACGGCTACATTACCAAAAGGACCGTAAAATGTAGGATATGGCTGTTTTTTATCGTTTAAATGCACAACTAAACCCCTATGATAGCCTAATTTATGGTTATCCCAGTTCCACCATACAGAATCTTTACCTAAATGGGTGGTTCCTGCTGGTCCAATAAAACAAACTTTAGGATTTTCAAGCTCTTTTGTTAAAATTTGTAAAAATTCTTTATTTTTTATTGTGATTTCTATGTCATCGTGACAAAAAATTACAATATCATCGTCTTTTGGATTAACTTTTGCAAAAGCATTAGAATAAGCTTTAAAAATAGAAGAATGATTAACTAAAAGATGTACATTTACATTTATAGAAGTAAGAAAAGATAATAACTTACTTGTTACAGGTTTTATATTCTTATCTCTAGTACAAATAAAAGCATATATATTCATAATATGAATCTATTATAGTATAGGTATAATATTTTATATGGAAAAAGCAGAACTAGCATCAGAATTTAAGTTATGTAAAGACGATCCTGTATATTTCATATCAAAGTATATTAAGGTAGTTCACCCAGTTAGGGGTCTTGTACCTTTTAAACTGTACGAGTTCCAAAAAAAGATAATTTCAGATTTACAAGCTAACAGATTTAATATTTTAAGAAAGTTTCGTCAGGCAGGATGCACAACTATAGCTGCTGCTTATGCTTTATGGTTTATTATCTTCAATAAACACAAATCGGTTGTCATTTTGTCTAGAGGAGATGCTGAATCAACAGAAGTTCTTGATAGAATCAAAGTTATGTATGATGAGCTTCCAGCGTGGTTAAAACCTGGAATCATAGAAGATAATAAACATACTTTTAAGCTGGCAACACAATCCACTATAAAATCTCGACCTTCAGGAAAGCAGTCAGGCCGTTCATTAGCTGGATCTTTGCTTATAATTGACGAGGCTGCATTCATTGAGAACATTGATACCATTTGGGCTGCTGTATACCCCATCATTTCTACTGGAGGTAGAGCCTTTGTATTGTCTACTGTAAATGGGGTAGGTAACTGGTATTATGATGTTTATAATAAAGCTGTAAATAAAGAAAATTCTTTTAATTCAATAGATATTCAATGGAAAGACCACCCCGAATATAAACGCCATGAAGGATATGAGTGGCTTTATAAAGAGATGGAAGAGAAGGGGTTGAATGTCGATGAATGGGAAAAGACCACTAGAGCTAATATGCCAATTCGCCAGTGGATGCAGGAATATGAGGGGGCCTTTCTTGGAACTGGAGAAACTTTTATTGCTGGAGAAATTTTAAATAGAGTTAATTCACAAACTAGTGAAAATTATATTCAGAAATATGAAAATAAAATGAGAATTTTCCAAGAACCGCAACCTTATTATTTTTATGTTCTAGGTTGCGACACTTCTTTAGGGGGAAATCGGGATTATTCTGCTTTTCATATAATTAATTGTTATAATGGGCAACAAGTTGCAGAATTTTATTCAAATAATACTCCAATAAATGAGTTTGCAACAATTATAGCAGCGGAAGCAAGTATATATAATACAGCTTATGTTTTACCTGAACGAAATACTATTGGAAATAACTTAATTGACTGGCTTTTTAATGTTTTAGAATATGAGAATATTTGGTCTGATGATAAAGGTAAGTTTGGATTCCAAATAAATGCTCAAAATCGAGAACAACTACTTGCTAACTTAGAAGAAGCAGTTAGAACAGATTTAATAAAAATTAACTCCTCAAGAACTTGTGATGAACTATTAACTTTTATAGTAAATGAATCAGGTAAGGCTGTAGCAGAGAAAAATAAGAATGATGACTTAGTTATGAGTTTAGCTTTGGCTGTTCATGGATATAAAAATCTCTTAGATACCCTTCCTAGAGAATATCTAAAATCCAATGTTGAAGTAACCAATACTTTACCAATGCCAAGTCGAGGAAAGAGCCCAAAGATTTCTGAGGAAGATTACAAATGGCTGATGAAGTAAAAAATAATATAAACGAAGGATATACAGAATTCGGAGATACATCAAGAACCGAATTCTACTTCCCAACTGGGCCTTTGTCAAGATTCATGGCAAAATTCTTTTTTAGAAAGGCTGTTCCTGAACTTAAAAAAGAGTTAGAACTAAAAAATGGCGATACGATTGTTAATCCAGATGTAATTAAGACTGGAGACGATAGATTACCTATAGGAGCAATTTCTAGAACCCCTCTTATACCAGAAGTTGAATTAAATAGAAAAAAACGGTATAAAGAATACGAAGAGATGGATGGGTATCCAGAGATATGTGCTTCCTTTGATATTTATGCGGATGATACTACTCAAAAAAATAATAGAAATGAAGAATGGACAATTAAATCGGATAGCCAAGATGTGATTGATGAGATTGATGATCTTTTTAATAATCTTCAAATAAGTAGATTTTTATGGGATGTTACCAGAAACACTGTTAAGTATGGTGATTGTTTTGTAGAATTAGTTTTAGATGTTAATAAACCAGAGATGGGACTTAGAAAAATTAAGATTTTAAATCCATCTTATATTCTAAGAGTTGAAGATGAATATGGTTATCTAAAAGAATTTTTACAAGAAATTCCAGATAAAACTAGTTTAGAAATGATGGGAACCTCAATGTATGGTTCTAAACCATCTAAATATATAAAACTAGATAAAAATCAGATTGTTCACTTTAGACTTCATACATCAGATCCAGCCTTCTATCCTTATGGAAAATCAATAGCTGCTTCCTGCCATCGTACATTCAAATCCTTGCGTATGATGGAAGATGCAATGATGATTTATAGACTCTCACGCGCACCTGAGAGAAGAATTTTCTATATTGATACGGGTAACCTTCCAACTCAAAAAGCAGAACTTTTCATTGAAAGAATCAAAGATAAGTTTAAAAAAGAAAAGTTTTATAATAACAATTTAAATACGGTTGACGCAAGATATAATCCTATGAGTGTTGATGAAGATTTCTTCGTAGCAACTAGGAATGGAGTTGGAACAAAAATTGATACCTTACCTGGAGCCGAAAATCTAGGCGAAGTTGATGATGTTAAATATTTCAGAGATAAATTATTAGCGGCTCTAAAAATTCCTAAGGATTATATTGTTGAATTTGATAAATCCCCAGAAAGAAAAGCTAATTTAGCACAATTGGATGTTAAATTTGCAAGAGTGATAATGAGAGTTCAAAAAAGTATGGAAGTTGGATTAGAAAATCTAGCCAAACGCCATTTACAACTTAAGAAATATCCTCCTGCTGTCATAAAACAATTAAAAATCAAACTTCCAGACCCATCTGATATGTTTGCAAAGCGTAAACTTGATTTAGATGAACAAAAAATTAGAGTTGTTCAAGCAGTAAATGGATTACAACTTCTCCCTAAGAGAAGAATTTATAAAGAATACTTCGATATGTCTGAAAGAGAGATAGAAGAAGTTATGGAGGAGATGGATGCTGAACAAAGAGAAGCTGCTGAAATGCAAGCTCAACAGCAACCACCTCAATCTGGTATGGCTGGTCCAGGTTACAGTGAAGCAGGGGGCCAAGAAGGGGCCGAGAATGCTCCACCTACGGAACAACCTCCTCCAGTGGCAGAAAATTTACTTAAATTATCGTCTATAACGGGAGTTTCAGACAAAGAAAAGTTAATTTTAGAGAGAATAATTCAAAAACAATCTAATAAAGTTAAAAAATTATAAAAATAACAGCGTATATATAAATTGAGTTAGTGGAGATCATTATGTTTACAACACTTTATGAAAATCGAGATAAAAAAATCTCACAGTTAATAAAACTAGGTGATTGCCTAGGTCGCAGCCTCCGTGAAAATGTCTGTCTATTCTCTATAGATGGAGATAACGAAGTAGTAACTTATATCACTGAGAGCAGCAAGGTTATAAGTGGAAAATACTCCATTGGCAAAGATACTGTAATCAGTGGAATACGAATTCAGGATAGCAGTATTTTTGAGGATGATACAACCTATCAAAGTTTTATCAATGAAAAAGTATCAGACTTTGTAAAGAGCATCTATGAGGATGATTACAAGACTGCGGATACTAGTTTTGGTCAAGTTCTAGGTCTTTGGGAGAACAGAATCAAATTTGATAATGTTCAGAAGAAATTACAAGAGAAAACTAAGAAACTTGACGAAACTCAAAAAATTATAGAATCAGAAGAATTTATAAGATTCTTAGAGCTTCAACCTCAAATTGTAGACTTCCTCAAAAAGAACTATGCTAAAGTCAGCAAAGTTCCTGAGATCAGAAATGCGGTAAATTTATCAAATAGCATTTCTAAAGCATTTAATTTACCAGCAACTAACTACGAAGACCTTGAAAAAACTGGACATTATACTTTACAAGAAGGAGTTACTTCTTCAATGTATGATATGATTTGTAGACAAGAGTTAGTTAAGAAAGAATTATTAGAATCAAAGAAAGAATTTGATACTATTTGGGCTTCTAATGAAGCTATACAAAAATTAGCTAGTAGTATTTTTGAGTCTGATGATAAAGTGGTCGAAGCTTTATCAGAAGCAATTAAAGAAGTGCCCTATATTGCTCTAGCCTCTAAAAATAATTTATATAAAACTTTCAATAGTTGCCTAGCATCTGTTGATGGTTTAGGTGTTTCCGATAAAGATATACAGAAGTTCGCCTCTAAAATATTTGAGGCTAAAAAAGAAGTTCGTGAATACATGATTCAATCTCTAAATGAAAAATTTGGAGTTAATGTTCTAAATCTTCAAGATCCACCCAGCTTTAAGAGTTTAGTTAATACTCAGATCATAATTTTTGAAACTCTATCAAGATTAGCTAAAAATGGAAGTGTTGTCAAGAAAACACTGTCAGAATTAGCAGAGTCTCTAAAAGATAAGTCTGGAGTAGAATCCATAGATGTTAATGATGTTATCTATGAGATGTTCATTCAATCTGGTTACGCTCAGGTTCTTGATGAAAACAGAATGATGAGTAAATATGCAACAATTAACTTTAAAAGATTAGCTTCTGATCTTCAAGATATTGCAGGAGTCATTGGAAGCATGAAAGATAAACTTGGAATAGATTCTCAATACGAATCGGATGAGAATATAGATCAAGAAGAAATGGAAGCTGAACCTGAAGAAGGTGAAGATATGGAATCTGAAGTAGAAGAACCAACGGAGGAGCCTGAAGCCGAAATGTCTTCAGAAGTTGGAGGAGGAGAGGAAGAAATGACTCCTGAAACATCTCCAGAGATGGGTCAAGAAATTCCATCGGAATCTCCAGAAATGGAAACTCCAGAAGAAAAAGAACCAGATCAAATAAAGTCTGATATTGCTAAACTAGAACAAATGATAAAAGATTTAGCCGATGAACTAAATATGGAAGATTCTATAATACCAGAAGAGGAGAACGACTAATATGGCAAATGTAAATCTATCCCAAAGAACTTATACTAAAATTGTTCCATTATTAGATGGAGCATCGTTAGAAGTTAGTTGTTGTGATACTTTGGGAAATTTAATAAAATGTAACTATGTAGCTGCAACTTTTAATCCAAGTGGTAGCACTGCTTTTGGAACAGTAATCATTTCTCCATTAGTAGGCGCAATAAATTCACCAACTGCAATTGGAGCAAGCAATTTAAGTGGTGCAAACTCAACTTCTGGAGCTTTAGGATTTTCTTTAGCTTCTAGAAATGGAACAATCCCAAGTCCAGGGTATGAGTATCTTTGTTTACCTGGAGAATCTTTTACTAAAATTCAAATATTAGGATTATTAGGTGGTTCTGGTGGAATAGTAAATCTTACTTATGGTGTAGTTCAAGAATTTAATGCAATTAAGGCCAGAGATAAATATACTTACGATTTAGGCCGTTAATAATTAATCTATGGGATATCAATTTCCAGTTTTTGTGGCGGTTGACGATGATGGTCAACCGTTAAGAATTCAACAGTACGCATCTGGAGTAGATTTTGTTGCTGAAGCAGCAGTCTATCCAAACGGAATTGAAAATTTCTTGTCTGGAGTTGAAGGAGTAGTTGTTTCCTTTAATCAAGGAACTAGAAGTTTTGTTGTAAGTGCTCAAGGAATTAATATTCAAGGAGTTGTAGTCGGAGCACAAGGAGCCCAAGGAATTGCAGGACCTCAAGGTGCTTTAGGCCCTGCTGGAGAACAAGGACCTGCTGGACCACAAGGACCTCAAGGTAGAGATGGTGCTCAAGGTGCTCAAGGGGTAGGACCTCAAGGTTCACAAGGTGAACGAGGTGCTCAAGGCCCACAGGGCGATAGAGTTCAAGGAGCACAAGGTGCTCAAGGCCCACAGGGCGATAGAGTTCAAGGACCTCAGGGTGCTCAAGGCCCACAGGGCGATAGAGTTCAAGGACCCCAAGGTGCTCAAGGCCCACAGGGCGATAGAGTTCAAGGAGCACAAGGTGCTCAAGGCCCACAGGGCGATAGAGTTCAAGGACCTCAGGGTGCTCAAGGTCCGCAGGGCGATAGAGTTCAAGGAGCACAAGGTGCTCAAGGTCCACAAGGTAGACTTGGAGCACAAGGTCCAACAGGTCCAAATTATACTATTTGGGATCTCCCCGTAAAACAACCTAATAGTACTTTAACTAATAAATATTTAAAATTCATAGATGGAGTTCCTCCTTATGGTGCTGATCAAGGATTGCAAGGACCTCAAAGTGCTTATGGTTATTACTTATGGGATACTGAAGGAATTGGAGCCCAAGGGGCACAGGGAGCACAAGGGTCTCAAGGACTAGGAGCCCAAGGGGCACAAGGAGCACAAGGAGTAAGTATTCAAGGACCCCAAGGTGCTCAAGGGGATAGAGGTGATAAAGGAGCACAGGGTGCTCAAGGAATTGGAGCCCAAGGGGCACAAGGTGCTCAAGGAATATCAGTTCAAGGTGCTCAAGGTCCAACAGGCCCAAATTATACTATTTGGAATCTACCTGTAAAACAACCTAATAGTACTTTAACTAATAAATATTTAAAATTCATAAATGGAGCCCCCCCTTATGGTAGTGATCAAGGATTGCAAGGACCCCAAAGTGCTTATGGTTATTACTTATGGGATACAGAAGGAGTTGGAGCCCAAGGGGTACAAGGAGCACAAGGTGCTCAAGGAATAGGAGCCCAAGGGGCACAAGGGGCACAAGGTGCTCAAGGAATAGGACCCCAAGGTGCTCAAGGGGATAGAGGTGATAAAGGAGCACAGGGTGCTCAAGGAATCGGAGCCCAAGGGGCTCAAGGTGCTCAAGGAATATCAGTTCAAGGTGCTCAAGGCCCAACAGGTCCAAATTATACTATTTGGAATCTGCCTGTAAAACAACCTAATAGTACTTT